GCAAATGACAGATTCTAATAGTTTGGCGAATGCGTTATTAGAAAAACCTGCAGAATTATCTCCGATTATTACTCATTTAGCAGGAAGGGAAGATCGAGGATTTCCTCTGACAATGTTATCTGAAGGAGTTGGTAATACAAAATCCATCGATAGATGGGAATATGAATACCGTGTAAAAACTCATGAAGTTAACGTTAGACCTTTAGTTGCAGCAGCAACTAATTTAGGTACAGGAGGACAAATTTTTACCCTTACTTTCCCTGACAAATGGTTCGTATTTCCATATACATTGATTTCCCAAGCAGGAACTCAAGCACGTATTATGAATGAGCCAAGACAAGTGGGTAGCAATTGGGAATACGACTGTAAACTTATTGAACCATCAGCTACTGCAGTCCTTGATGGACTGGGGGCAGGTGCTGAAGGTGGAGTAGGAGCTTTATGGGCTCAAGCTTGGGCGAACGTTGGACTAGACTTCTCACGAGGTAATGCGTCTAACTGGGCTGTACCAGGATTGGTTCGTAATAAAATTGGAACCGTAAGAAAATCATATCACTTTTCTGGTAATGCTAAAGATTATGTAGCTGAATTCGCTCTTCCTACGAAGGGAGGAAAAACTACAAAACTTTGGATGGACTATGAAGAGTATAGACACATGCTTAAGTTTAAAGAAGAATGTGAAATGATGTATTGGTATGGTGAAAGAACTTATGATGATAATGGTGTAACAACTATGACTGATGAGCAAGGGCAACCAGTAATCACAGGTCCTGGGTTGTTACAACAAATTATTAACAAAAGAACGTATTCTTCAATGACTGAAAGTTTATTGATGAATACAATTGGAGATTTATTTTATGGTATGACTGATGCTGATGCAAAGCAAGTAACTTTGTATACAGGTATTGGTGGTGCTAGAGAGTTTGATTCCGCACTAAAAGCGTATGGTGGTGGTTTTACAACTTCTGCAGCTCAACCGTTTACAGTTAATGCTGAAAGTAAATTTATAACAGGTTCAGGGAGATCATTAGGATTTACTGGCTATTTTACTTCTTATGAGCATATTGATGGTCATAAAATTAATATAGTTAAACATCCTATGTTTGATCATGGTCCTGTTGCACAGGCGAGAGTTAAACACCCAACAACTGGATACTCATTAGAGTCTTACAGAATGGTGTTTGTAGATCAATCTAATTATGATGGACAAGCTAATTTAACAATGATCAATAAAAAAGGTCGTGAAATGTTACGTTGGTGTGTTGCTGGATCAGTAGTACCTAAAGGATTCTCAAGTACAGAGGCTAGAGCTTCTGATGTTGATGGTGCTTCAGTGCATATGCTGAAAACAGCTGGAATCTGTCTACGTAGATTTGATACGTCTTTAGACATCGAATGTGTTGCATCGTAGTCTATTATTTAGTTTCCGTGGGGTAAGAGGGGTTAGTTCGTAAGAACTTTCCCCTAATTACCTTTTTTAAATAGGAGAGTTATTCTTTCCACCCTATTATTAATCTTAAAAGAACTTAAAATTATGAAAAAAACAGTAACAGTTAGAAGAAAAGAACTCATGGGGCATTTGCCTAAAGAGATCAGAGCTGGAGCCAGTACTTGGATATCCAGTGTTTATGTAAATAGACAACCTTTAAAAGGTGTTGAAGGAGAAGAAGAAAGAAAATTCCTTAATGGAGTTTTAGATGTTTCTCCGGAACATGTAGATTGGCCAAAACATGTAAAAAAGTTTTGGACTGAACTAGCAATTAAAGTACCTTTTGAAGGAGTAGAATTAGAAGTTGGCTTAGATGAAGATGGTAGTCCTTATAATATAGATCATTATTTGAAATATAGATTTGTTTTAAAACATCCTTTTGTAGCTCTTACAAAAGAAAAGATGGCAGGCAGACAAAAATATTATGTTCATGATCCTAAAGGAGATATTATCGCTAAGAATAAACAAGTTAAAATTTCTAAAGATGCAGATAAAGAATTTATTAAATTGACTACTAATGAAAA